CCAAGGCTCTGCAAACGTTTGACCGAATACAATTAATTCTCTGGATAATGCAACCGCTGCCATACATTTCGCAGCCTTTGTTTGTATTTGCCCAACCGCATTAGCAAACGGTAATGGACTCGCTACAGTTCCAGGCGGCCAAATAGTGCCGTCACCAACAGCAGATAAAATAAAGTTATTGCTATTACCATCTGCAATAATAAATCTGCCATCTTGGTAATCGATATAAACTGGCGCTGCATAAGTAAATCCTGCAATCGCCGATAAAATTTGAAATGCCTGAAATGTTGGAGGGGTAACATTGTAGGTGTAAATATAAACCCAAGTGCCGTCAACAATTCCTATTTGCGATGCTTCATTGTCCGCAAAATAAACATTTCCCGAATTAGTATTTAATGTGCCACCACGAATAAAAGCATTATTGGTGTCTATTAAATAAAGGCCGTTATTAATTACTGCGGCGATTTTATTTAACATAATCACATTATAAACACCGCGACTAACTCCATTAGGCGCAATGCTTGCAACTAATTCATAGCCTGCAAAATTAACCAACGCACCATCCGAAATAATCATATTAAATGTTTCGGATATCGAGATTTCGTCATACCTTCCAAAACCATTTGCGCCAACAATATCCAGAGGTATTTGCTGTGAATCTGCAAACATTTGCCCGTAAGGGCCTGACAACTGTAATTGCTGTTGTGCTTGCTGCATTATGGTGATGTCCAACCTTTACCTAAATTCGCTTGCGCATAAGTTACTGCGCCTCTACTACCGTAAATCGTTGCTTTTGCTATTGTTAAATCTGTGTAATTTCTATCAGCTAATGTGTCTTTGAATTCTTTTATTTTCATTAATACATCCTGCGATGGAGTCAGTTTGTACCAAGTGCACATATACTCTGCTAATAAAAACATTAAATATTCTTGATAAAATAAATCGAGCACCGTATCTAAAACAAAAGATGGATCTGTTATTTGCGTTAATGCAAATTTGCCTGATAACTTCATCTGATAAACATCTTGTGGCAAAAAATACATATACAAATTAACGCCACCTACAACCGTTTCCCAATACCAATCAAAGGGCAATGCCTGAATATTATCTACACGTGGTGCGCCTCGATAATACGAACGGTTTTCAAGATTCATTTGATATCGAACTACACCGATATTAAATGTACATGTCTCAAGCGTTACCGCTCCTGGTATGAAATATTCTTCCTGCGCAACAACTGCATCGAACATGTAGTACGTAAAATATGGGATATACCGCCCAGTCATCGATTGCCTGCTCAACAAAAAGTTAAGCAACATCAAGCCATCTGTACCCTGCTCACCTGAAACACCTTCAAGTGCGCGGGGTACGATGCCAGATAGATACCAAGCATTAGATATCAACTGGGCAGTATTCATTTATTAGCCTTGTGATAATGGGAAAATAAACGCCATACAATATTCAGGAACGAAATCAGATCCCCAAATAGCATCGAAAATGAAGCCGTTTTGGTTTTGTCCGAAAGTCGAACCTTGGGTAAATCTAATCGCAGCACCGGAAAGTTCATCTGCTTTGTTAGCAGTTGGGAACGGTGTTTGATCAGGCAATTGCGGCATAGCCAAGAACATTGCATCGCCAGAGCAGATAAGCCCGCGTCTATGTGATGGCAAGCCCTTGATCTGCATACCTGAAGCAATAGGATTGTTTAAGTTCTGGTTGATATTGCCAGCTTGGCTGATTAATGGAGGATCGCAAGTGATAGTCACTTGTCCACCACCAGTAGATGCAGCATTCACAGTCGCCCTGAACTGAACAGGGTTACCAGAAGGCTTGTGACCGATAAATGTTAAATAACGCATGTTAGGCTGAGCACTTACGCCATCTTGGAACTGGAACAAGTCATTCGCTAATACGGCGGATGCATCACTTGTACCTGCACCACTAACGGTTAAGAGTGTGCCTGTTGAATCAATGCTCACAACAGTTAAAACAGTACCGTTAATACCAGTGTTACCAGACGTATGAACAGGTAAAAAGTTACTACGATACCAGTCGGTATTGTCAAAACGTCCAACTTCCCATGAATTCGCCATTTCGTTATTACGATTCAATGCAAATTGGTTCAAACCGCTGTTTACAATGCTAGGAACTGCTAAATCGCTTAAATATCCGCGAGTTAAGAAGTTTACAGCGCCAAAATTGCGGAAAAATGCCATTGAAGAGGCTAATTGACCGAATGAATTGATCTGAGTAGTACCATCACCGAAGAAACGGTAAGGTCCGGTCAGAATAGTAGAAGCAACTGACGCCTCAATCTGAGCACCAAGCTCTGTCATAGCGGATATTTCAAACTTCTCGCGATAATCATTGTTATCGATGTTGAAAATCAATTCTTGTGCTGTGAAAGCAAAGGGAACGTTAGCGGATTGCTCTAATCCTAGTGCATCTGTACCACCGCAAACCAAGCTACGTACACGCTGTTGCACGCCTAAGAACTGGGGAACAACCAAACCTGGTTGAGCGGCCATTCTAGGAGGTAAATCGTAAGTGACGGTGTCGCCTAAATTGGCAATCATGTCATTGAAATTGCGAAAACGACTGTTGCAAGTGTTAATAAAACAATACAAATTTTGCAACCAACCAAGTGCAGAGGCTTGATAAGTCTGCACAGCTTGTAAGATATTAACCATTTCACACCCTCTATCATTAAATTAGGAATTAATGACAAGAGCGCGTTAGTTAACCTCGGCCTTTATACCTTGCGGCATATTCGCTTGCAGTAGACGGCTGCTTGTCACTTGCTAAGTTCGAGGGTTTTAATTGACTGCCTGGTACAGGTGGGGGTTTGGTTGCATCTATAGACGCTGTCTCATTCTGCTTAATAGAATCTGACAATTTCTTTATCTCTAACGCTGCGCTTGCGGGTGGCAATCCTCTAATCGTTGCTATCTTTGAAGGATTTTTTGCTAAGTCATACAGTACGTCACCAGCATTATCGACAGTGTTAGCATAGTGCAATACTTCCGGCATCTGCTCCCAATTGTGTTGCTTGGTAACTTCGTCATAATCGGGGTGTTTCGCTGCTGCTGCATCCACTTTGGTTTTAAGCATTCTAAGCTGGCGTTCGCCTTCTACTCGTTGCGCTTGTTCTAATTGCGTGCGCTCATATTCGGCTTTGTGCTTGGAAAACTCGTCACCAATTAACTTGCTAACGGCTTGTTGGTCTATAGGCGCGTGTTGTGCAGTCTGGGCAGACATACCACCCATTCCGATACTCGACTCGCTTAAACCTTTTTGGCGTCCACGATTGAATGCATCGCGTACTATTTCCGTTACCTTCTCCTGCGAGATACCCGCAGCTGGACTTGCAGCCTCACCCTCTATTTTAGACAATGCGGCCTGAACATCACTATTCTCTGCTGTCATTTAATACCCTTATTGTTGACTGTTGACCCCGTCACGGTAGCAAAACCTCAGTTAACGTCGTGGTGACGCTCATTTAACGGTTGAGTGACCTAGGGCGGATTTAATGACTTTATGAATAAATTTGCTATGACAAGATTATGTGGGGTTGACTTAATAGGATGGTCGGCGGTAAATTAGCACCGCATATAAATATTTCCTCTTTGAATGTTAGTTGTGCGCAAGACATCACGGTTTTACTTTCATTTTTCCGTGATTAGCCTCAATGCTTGGTAGGCTCCAGCATTGGGGCTTTTTTTTTGGATAAGGTATAATCTCTTCCCCGTCGTTACGCAGTGATATCATGCGGACAGCCTATCGTACGTATTGCGCAATATGGTTGGTAAGGTTCGGCGGGTCATAAGGGGTAGGTATGCAAGTGGTTAAAGCGCGAAGACTGTAAATCTTTTCCCTCTGGGTTCGTAGGTTCGAATCCTACCCTACCCACCATTCATAGGTTTTGATCCTATTAATCTTGGTTCAAGCCCAAGCCCTTGATCCAATTATTTGCAAATTATCTCAATGAAATAATTCTCAATCTCATCTACTGAATCAAATACTACCATTAATTGTTTCGATCCCGCCTGAGCTGCGCCGAGCGTCTGAAAGCCATCTATTTCCTTGATTGTGATTCGCTTTTTAAAACTAACAATTGTCATTATGATTGAGTACATTATCGATTATATCCTTTGTTAAGTCCGATATCTGGTTGAAATCCCCCAGCAACTGCGTTAGCGCCCGCTTCTTGTAATGCATTTGATGTATATAGATGCGCGTTAAGCGGTGGCACATACTGTGATGACCTTGGATCATTTGTCTCGAATGCTTGCAGGTTCCCACTATTCCCAGCCATCACCGGATTAGCATTGCAGGTCATGCAATACATCTGCATCGGCGCATAGCATCTATGACACTTCGGACATTCCCAACCGTGATTCATCATTAATAATGCTCCCACTCAAACTTTAAACCATTGTGGATATGTAGCTCGTATTTGTGCCATTGATAAACCGTTGTTTAGCTCTAATTGCAATATTCTATCGCGCATAAAGCTATTTTCTTGGCTTAATGAACCAATTTTATGTCTAAACTTATCTTCCAGAGCATTTAATGCCTTTTTTTGCCTCAAATGACATGCTTTATGCTCGTCTTGCTCGTATTCTGCGTCAAAATCAAAAGACAATATGCCCATTATTTATGTTTTTCTCCTTTTTCCGCTTTTTCCGCTTTTTCCGCATGATCCTGTTCGCGCTCACTCATTGCATGCTCATGATGCATTCGCTTCTCATCGATATGTTGCTTATGCGTTTCTACTGCATGCTTATGCGCAATATCTCTAGCATCTAAATGCAATTTAGCATTCTCAATTTGTTTATCAGTCTGATCGCGCTGGGTATCAATTGTCGCTTGCACTTTGGCTTTCTCAGCCTCTAATGCAATCCTAAGCTTATCGACTTGCAATTCTTCTCTTTGCAATGCCAACTTGCCCGCTTCAATCTGTAACTTACCTTGATCAACCTGTGATTTTTGCTGTAATTCCTGCTGCGCAGTTTGCGCTCGCATTTGTATATCCATTTGCTTAAGGGTATTAGGATCTGGTGGCTGAGGTTGGGAGGCTTGTTTTTGTTGTGCCTGCTTCTGCATCTGTTCAGCCATTGTGCGTAACTGATCAGCTCCTCTAAAGTCTAAGTTGTCTAACAATACCGTCAAGCCAGCAGTATTAAGCAACTGTGCAAACGCAGGAACCACTTGCGCAACTTGGATCATGTTCTGCACAGCAAATTGCTTTTGTACCTCAAAATTAACGCCAGCCTCGATCGTGACATCCATAGACGAATCTTTGTACTTCATTGAGAGATCTGATCCGGCGAACCCGTTAATAGGTACCCAGGTTTGCTTCTGCTCCTTATCAATTATCATAATCGATCTAGCGTTATAGTAAATCTTGGGGAACATATCCAACGACAATTTAGCAGCTTGATTCAATGAGGCTAAGTAATTATTAATGTATGGCATTTCACTTGCGCTTGACTGTATAGCAGCTTGTGCAATTGCAGCACCAGATAATTGATTAGGCATCTCAGGCTGCGGATTATATGCACCCAAAATGTTTTGGATATTCTGATCAGTCTGCGTAAATGTTCCTGCAACTTCTGGCGGAATTGGCGGACGCACAATCTCTCGTGGTGGCTCAATTTGTGTGATGCCATCTTCCTTAAATGCACGATAAATCAATGTAGCGGCTTTTTGTGGCTTCTTGTATGCCTCAATATATCCCGCTTGTTCTGGTATGCCTTCCAATGGCGCAATGAACTTATGCTGCACAAGCATTTCTAATTCATTCGCTAATGCCTGACCTGCAATATTCTTAAGCTTCTGTGCATCCATTGCTTGATAAAATGCAGCGCGAGTGAACTCAATCATCTCTGAACCTTCGCCACCATCACGCAATAACTTGGAATTACCATTCACAAATATAATCGGTAACTCAGTAAATATCGTGTCATTCTCTTCTAAAATATCAGTAGCCATGAATTTATATTCTTTAATCTTTGTAATAGTTGTTTTACGTCGCCATTTAACAATTGGCGGTTGTTCTGTGCGATTCTCGTCTGCATAACGTACTAATAATTCCGCATAATCAGCTTCTAACATTGCAGTATTATCCGCAAGGAATAATAACCATTTTTTCTTTTTCTGCTTCTGATACATCCGACACACTAAAATTATATCTTCCGAACCATACTTATAGCCCCAATTAAAGCCACCCAATGTTCTATAGGTAATATTATTTATATTCGCTTTCGGGAATTGTTCTTTAAGCATCTTTTTAGTCATTGGCACTAATTCAAAACAAATATCGCCATCACCTTTATGTGGTAAACGCGCCAATACATCCCAGCCACACATCGTAGGATCAACGCATTTACGCCAAGTAATTTCTTGATTAAATGTATATGGCGATGAATACTCGTGATCCACTTTAAATGCTGAAAATCCACCTGATTGAATATCCGAAAATGTCATTTCCTCAAATTGATCTTTCTTTGTCTTATACAAAATAGCTTTGAAATGACCTTCAATGATTTCAGGTAATTGCGGATTGTTCTTTTGGCTATCTGGCATTTGTTGCACAGTGAACCCAGGTTCTTGTTTAGCAAATTCACCAACCTGACGAGATAAATATGCCTCAAGCACGTTAAATTCAAACGGTAATCGATCTAATTTCTCCAATTCCATTTTCTGTTGATCATTAAATGATGATTTGAACACAAACCTACGTTGTGCATGAAATCTGTCGTTGTTGTCCTTGAAATAATTATGCCACGCGACTACATATGCTTTTAATTCATCTAATTTGCTTAACTTGTTGGGATCAATATTGTCGAAACTTACATTGCTAGTTGGATTTTGCATGATTACCTCTGATTTATGCTGTGTACAATACTGCGCGCCTTTTGTTCCGCTCGCATTCCGCTCATTAATTCTTCAAGTGCTTTATTAGTCGTAGCCTTATTCGTCTGCATCGCGATGATAATCTTATCAATCAACGCAATAATGATCGCATGCGCCATTGTGTCCGCTATGTCATCAAGCATGTGCGAGTCAATCAATGTTATTTTTGTCATGTGCTCAATGACTTTCTCAGTGTGTGCGCCATCACGAGGTAATGAGATTAATTTGTCTGCAACATAAGGCTGACATTTAATAAACCTAGCCGCTTTCGAAACTCCTGGTTGCAATGAATCAACGTCTAGTACTGTTATTCCTGGTAAGTCTTTTAATGCCGCCGTTAATGTTACACCTGTCGATTTCTTCTCAACAGCTACATATCTTG